CAATCTTTAAAGAAATAGCAAGTTTTATTGGTGATGCTGTTAAGAGGATGAAAGATTTATCCAAAGAAACAGGTGCATCAGCATCTCAAGCGATGGAATTAGAAGGTTCTATCAAAGGTGCACAATTATCCTTAAATCCATTTTTATATTCTTTTGAAGAAGTTGCCGAATCCGCAAAAGCACTTAGAGATGCAACAGGTCAAATCAATCCACCTGCATCATTACTTGCAGATATTACAGAAGTAAATGCATTATTATCAGACCCTAAAGCGGCAACATCATTAACCAGAACATTACAAAATGCTGGAATTGATGCGGGTGATTTAGCAAACGAAGTAAAAGAAATAGGTCAAAGTTTAGGACAAGATGCAGGCCCTGCGATGGAATATTTCGCAGATAATCAAGCATTAGTTAGAACTTTAACAAAAGACCAACTTAAACAAAGAGCTACCGAAGTAATCCAACTGAAAAAGATGGGTATTGATATGAAGAAGATGAAAGATTTAGCATCTGAATCTTTAGATATCGAAAAATCTATGAAGGATGAAATGAAGTTGAGAATGATAACAGGTAAAAATATCAGTTTCGATGGAATTAGAGCAGCACAAGCATCTGGTGATGCATTGGCAATGGCCAAAGAACAAAAAGCATTAATTGATTCGGTAGGGCCATCATTAGGTAGTAACTTACAACTTCAAAGACAAATTTCAGAAGCAACAGGATTATCTGTTGATGAAATGATGAGTATGCAAAACGCAACCGCTGAAGCTGTAAATAGTGGAAAAGAATTAGATGCAGGCCCTTCAGATGCATTAGGCACATTAGGAACTGTTGTAACAGTATTAGCTGCAATCGCAGCAGGTGGTTTAGTTGTATATGGTATTTTATTGTTGATGGGGAAACTACCAACACCTAAATTTCTTCAATCCAAAAAAGGTTCAAACCCTATAGCAAACTTTATAGGTAAATTTGGAAGTAGTGATGTTCTTAAAGGAGCGGCGGCTATGTTATTAGTTGCGGCGAGTATGTTTGTTATGGCAATGGCGATTTCAAAAATGCCAACAGACCCAGCTCCATACTTAGGAATGGCGGTTGGATTGGGATTAATGTTAGGAGCACTTTATCTTCTTGCTAAATTCCCAACTGCAGATTTATTAAAAGGAGCACTCGCATTAGCAGTGGTTGGTGTATCATTAATTCCATTTGCATTCGCAATGAATCTAATTGGTGATATTAGTATAGGTGCAATCTTAGCGGTTGCGGCCGGAATCCTTATATTTACAGGAATTATAATGGGGTTAGGTTTAGTAATGTTTAGTGGTATAGGAGCGATGATATTCGGAGCTGGTGTATTGGCATTATTAGCATTAGGAGCCGCATTAATTGTATTAGGTGCAGGTGTAGTTTTATTCAATAAAGGAGTTGGTGGATTAGGAGATAATATTTCACTATTCGTTGAGAAAATGGCTGAACTAATTTCAATAGCTCCAATGATGTTAGGTGCGGTTATTCCTTTAATGGCGTTTGGATATGCTTTAATACCATTTGCATTAGGATTACTAATTGCAACTCCACCAATGTTAATGTTTGGATTGGCAATGATACCATTTGTTGCTGGTATAACAGCATTGGCCGCGGTATTACCATCATTTGTTGAAAGTGTAACAAAATTAGTAGAACAAGCTCCTAATCTAATTACAGTAGGTTCTGCATTTATGGTATTTAGTGGAGCTCTATTGGCTACAACGGCAGCAATGATTCCATTCTTCCCAACATTTACCGCAACAACGTTAGGGGTGTTAGCATTAGTACCTGCAATGTTAATATCATCAATTGCAACAAATATGTGGGCTTTATCATTATCAGCTTTATCAAACTCAATAGAAAGATTGATGCCAAACTTAACGGCGTTCTTAGGAGTAATGCCGATGATGGCCGCAATGATTATGTTAGTTCCAGGATTAATTGCACTATCTGCTTCATTCCTAATTTTATCAGCATCGTTAGTAGCTCTAAGTGGTGGATTGGCAATAGTAACATTATTACTTCCAACTCTATTTGCTCTTGCATTCGCATTACCTCTTATATCAGATGCATTAGGTGGTGGTGGAGATAGTGAAAGTAGTGGTGGTGATTCTTCATCAATGGCAGAAGTAGTAGATGAGATTAAAGGATTACGACAAGATATACAAAATCAACCAATTATGATTAATGTAGATGGTAAAGTGGTAAGTGAGATAACAAAAGTTCAATCAAGAAAATTAAGTACCAGGTCAGCTGGTTATTTTGGGGGATAATAAATGGCACTAAAAGACATGAAATCGGATTTATCTAAGTTTAGGATGCCAAAGAAAGAACCTTTGAAATCTAAAGAAAATCCTGGTATAAACAAAAATTTAAATAAAACTCCTTTGAGTTCTTTAGCAGAATCTGCTCCTAAGATTCCACGCTCTACTACTACAGTTAATAAAGAAGGTGTAAATCCTCAAAAAGTAAATCAATCAGAAAAGTTTAAAGGTGAAACTTCACCTCAACCTATGGATAACTCAGAAAAGTTCAAAGGTGAGACAACTCCTAAACCAATGAGTTTAGTAGAAAGATATTTAGGGCAAACAGACCCAACGATGGTTAACCAATCGGAAAAGTTTAAAGGTGAAACATCACCCACATTAGTTAACCAATCAGAAAAGTTCAAAGGTGAAACATCACCTACTGAAATGAACAACTCTGAACAATTCTTAGGAGAAACTACTCCAAAAGAAGCTAATAATAGGGTACAATTCTTAGGAGAAACTACTCCATCGGAAATGAATAATCAATCTCAGTTCTTAGGAGAAACCACTCCTAATGAGATGAGTAAACAGAGTGGTGAAAAGTTCTTAGGTGAAACAACACCCAATGAATCAGATAGAAGTTCTAAATTCTTAGGTGAAACAACCCCAACAGAAATGAATCCTCAGACGGGTGAAAAGTTCTTAGGTGAAACAACGCCTAATGAATCAGATAGAAGTTCTAAATTCTTAGGTGAAACAACACCTAATCCTATGAACATTCCAAATGGAGAAAAGGCATTAGGAGAAACAACACCGAACCCTGCAAATAATGAATCAAGATTCTTAGGTGAAACGACACCAAATCCTGCAAATAATGAATCAAGATTCTTAGGAGAAACAACACCTAATGAATCAGATAGAAGTTCTAAGTTCTTAGGTGAAACAACACCTAATTCTGCAGAACCTTCAACTCAATTTTTAGGTGAGACAACACCAACTGATTTTTCATTTAAAAAGAAGTTAGAATCAGAAGGTAAGGATTTTAAAGAAGTAAACAATCTGTTAGATATTCACTCAAAGGGATTTACCTCTAAGTTTGGTGGTGTTGAGGCAACTAAATTTATTGGAGTAAATCCTAATAATACCGTATTTGATAGTGCAAACTCATTGTACTCTAATATATCTAATAATACATTTACTTTAGGTAAAACATATGGTAGTTCATATAATGATGCAGGTGGTATTAATTCAGGTGAAGAAGGATTTGGAATTGGTATGGGACATGCCAAAAGAAAATCACCATCTTTCTTAGATGAAATGTATAATAAATTCAATCTAAAAGAAGATTCGTTTAATACAGGATTAGGATTATTTAGACATCCATTGATACTAAGAGGTATTCAAAGAAAAGGTATATCTAAAGGAGAACCACAAAGATGGGGTATTGGTGGTTTTGCATATGATGAAGGATTAATCAGAGGTGGTGTGGTTACATCTACCGTAAGAGCAGCAGTAGATGCCGCACGAATCGGTGCATGGATGGCATCTGTAGAAGGTTTATTATGGGGTGTTAAACAATTAGGTTTACAGGCATCGAATCCAAATGTAGAAACTGCATTACCATTTAATGTAGGGCCAAGACTTACAAAAATATGGACACCTGTAAACTTATTAGCAAATGTTCTAACACAACATACGGGTATTAGACATAGGAGACATGGTATTACTCCATTCGACCCATTAACAGGTGGTTATACAGAAGTTCAAAATATAAAAAAGGTGGCCCAAATAGATGATATAACCTTAACCAAAGGCCCTTTAGCAAATCGATTAGGAAATTTATGGGCAAATACATTCTCAACAACTGCTGGTATAACAAAGGGTGTAGATGAAGCAGTAAAAGGACTTGCTAAATTAAAAAGTGCATTTAGTGGTGGACCTCAATCATTATACGGATTAGCGGTAGGTTTGGGTGCAAACTCATTAGGAGAAAATACCTTAAAAACCAAATTTGAAGGAAACACTTATCAAAAACAATACAAACCAGATGAGGGTGTTCCATTTGATAGAGATAAAACCCAATTAGCAGATAAGAACGAAATATCTACTCCATCTGATGTTGATAAAAAAGATTATTTAGATAAAAAATTACCAAAAGAATTAGAACTTCCAACATCACCAGCTGGTAGAGTATATAATACTGAAGAAAAGTATTATGAAGGAAGTAGTAAACCAGGTGATTTAAAAGAATTTGCAGATGGAACTGATTTAGGTAAAAAGGCCAATAAGGGATATAATCCTGGTAATAAAAATACAGATGGTGAATCACATCCTATAGAAAAACTAGAAACATCTGATGTTATAAAACAATATGAAACTCTTGCATATGGTAACATACCAACAAGAGGTGCAGGTGATACTCAAGTAAATGATTTTAGAAGTTTACTAACTGGAAAAGAAAAAGAACGTTCAGAAAAATCAAATTATACAGAAAATAATTTAGAATATAATCAAAAATTTAGTAATCCTGCAAAAAACATTGTAGGTGAAGATAGAGTTGATTATACTCCTACAGATTCACATGCTGGTAATACAAGATGGGATGTAGTAAACGCATTGAGACCTGTTTCAAGTGAAGGTGAACTAAAAGATGACTTAGTTAAGTTCTATATACAACCAATAGGAAGTACAGATGGTAAGTTTTATCAATTTAGAGGAACTATAACAGGATTAACAGAAACATTCTCACCATCTTGGGATTCTATTAAATTTAGTGGTAGAGCAGACCAAGGATACAAATATGGTACATTTGAAAGAAGTGTATCTTTTAATTTTCAAATGTGGGCAACATCTCGTATCGAAATGAAACCAATGTATGAAAAATTAGAAGCACTTTCAACATTTACAATGCCTGAGTATGCAGGTTCTAAGGGATATCAAGGAATGTTAGTTAAATTTACATTAGGTGATTTATATAAAAATAAACTATCCTTTATAGATTCATTAACATACACATTCTCAGATGATGCACCTTGGGATGTAAATTTAGATAAATCTGATTTAGGAGTAAGACCAATGGGAATTGATGTTGCTATTGGATTTAAAGTATTAGATACGGTACGACCAGAGTTTGACGGTAAAGTTTATGATTTAGGGTGGAGACAATAAATGGAAAATAGATACGAAGATATAGATATATTAAGAACTGAAAAGGGTAAACGATACAAAAAAAGTGTAGTATATCCTAAAATGGCTAAAACTGTAGATGATAGATATATAATTGCCATACAAGGAGATAGGTTAGATAACTTAGCTCATAAATATTATGGGGATGCACGATTATGGTGGATTTTAGCAAGAGCTAATTATTTAGGTAAGGGTGATTTATCAATTCCAATCGGAAAACAAATTAGAATACCAGAAAATTATTTAGGAATCCTAGACGAATATAATAATCTTAATAAATAAAAAATATAAGTTATGATACAATTAAACCCACCATTTGATGGAAAAGTTAAAGAGTGTTTAAATAAACGTAAAAAATATATTGCAGGTAGACAGTTAGATTTTAACTATCGTAGATATGCATATATTTATTTAACTTCTAAAAAATCTGGTGCCAAATCAACAGAAGATGATACTACATCACTATTTGATACATATCCTAAAGATGAAATTGTAATTGGGCAAGTTCCAAAGGGCGGCCATTTAGATTTATATGATAATGAAGGTGGAGTTAGAAGGTTAAAACCACAAATAACATCGGTTAGTATTAATCAAGATGGTGGTGGTGATATCTACAATTCATACATAAGGGAAGTGGAAATTCAATTTAAATGTTACTCATTAAGTCAATTAGAAGGTATTGAAGAAAACTTTTTTAGATTAGGCTCTGAGTGTAAAATTAATTACGGATGGTTAGACCCAATAAACACCGCAGAAACAGGTGAAATATTTATGTCTGTTTATAACTTTGGATTCTCAATGAATTCAGATGGTTCTTTTGATTGTAATCTAAAAGGACTTGCAGGTGATGTTTTTCCTGGTGCAAATAGAATGGGTGGTTTGATGTTGTTGGAAGGAGATGAGGCTAAGGCGTTAGGTGATGAAGAATCAAACCCAGCTGATTTATCAATGGCATTAATGGCTAAGTATAAGGCAGCATTTGGATTAGATGCAGATGAGGAAGCTTCCGACAGTGGTGTATCAGATGGAAAACTTATTAAAAAAACAGATGAAAGTGGTGAAATAGAACTTTTTATGGGGGCTATAATGAATGTGGGTGAATCGGAATCAAGTGTTCCTTTTATGGGTGATGACCCTATTAGAACTCCATTTACAAATTTAAAATCTTTAGTAAAATTGGTAAACCAACTTTCAGGTGGTTCTGCGAATGAAACATTTAAAATCACAACTGATGAAAAGTTTAAAAAAATAGCTCCAGCTAAAAAAACATTAGGTTCTGCAGACCCACGTAAGTTTATACTTCCTGGTATTTTTGCAGATTATGGTGAGAAAATAGAATACCAAAGTACAATTTCTGATTCTCTTGAAATTGGTGAAATATTAATATCAATAGATGTGATATCACAAATTGTAAAAGGTAAAGGTAGTACAGTAAACGACCAATTTCAACCACCAAAGGTAGTTGATGTTTTTCAAGACTTATCCAAACGATTATCAGAAGCAACTGGTGGAATGGTACAATTAGATATTAAACCAGATGTTAAAGGTAATGATGTTTCATCAGAAGCATCTGGAAAATATTTAATATTAAATAAAACAGAAATGCTAAAGACTCAGAAAAAAGAATCTAAATCACCTTTTCAATTCAAAACAATTGGTGAAGAATCTATGGTAAGAGATATAAGTATTGATACAGAGTTTGATGCAGATATAATGTTATATATGACCGTTGGTAATGTTAAAAACGGAAATATTAAATTAGATACAATAAAATCAACATATCCAAGAATAGCAAATATTGAACCAGACCCACCAAAAAAGGCGGCCGAAGAAAAAGCTAAAACAGAAAACCCAACTAAAGCGAGTATTGGTAAAGATGGTATTGATGATACTAAAGCAAATGCACTTGCAGCAACAATGCAAAAAATACTTGCTGGTGAACCTGAAGAGTCACCACAAGCAATATTACCATTTCAATTAAAGTTAGGAGTAACCTTAGATGGAGTAGAGGGTATTAACTTTTTAGCACCTGTAACTGCGGATAGATTACCATCAAGATTTAGAAATAATGTAAAGTTTTTAGTTACTGCAGTTGAACATTCTTTCGATGGACAGGGTGGTTGGACTACAAATTTAAAAACTGTAATGACTATGATGAAAAAGTAAGGTAGATTATGTCTGAATTTAAAAGAAAAAGAATATATTACACAAAAGCTCAAATCAAAACAGGATTGGTTACAGAGGGTGAAGAGTTTATGTTTATGGATGGTACAGAATATATAGGACAGTATCATACATACACCACAGAAGAAACATTTTCAGAACCAAATTTTGTAAAAGATAAATCTCGTATGTTAATTCCATATGTTCCACCAATCGGCACTTCAGATACAGTTAAATTAGGTGGAATTCCGTTTGATGTAGCAAAAAATTATGTATATGACCAGATTAAAGAAATAAAATTTAAAAAATCTCTTACTCCCAACGACACAATAGTAACTCCTACTGATAAAGATTTTGGTAGAGGATATATGATTAGATATTTTGCTAAAAAAGTAAATGATGATATTATAATTGAATTGGATAGAGATAAAAAGAGTGAATGGGGTAAAGATGGTGGATTGGATAAACATCTTTGGGAACTATTTGAATTTAGATGGAAAGTATCAGGACCAGAATTTGATATAATTGATAAAAAGAGTGGAATACTAACTCAAAGTGGTATAGTCGATACCAATCGTAGAACGATAGCACTAATTGCAGAAAAATATCCCCATATATCTAATATTCTTGTAAATTTAACTGAATACTCTGAATAAAACTTTAACAAAAATTTAACAATTTCTTAACATTAAAATTTGGTAAATCCAAATAAAAGTCGTATATTAGTAGTGTAATAAGGGTTGAGAGTTTAACCCCACTAATAATTAAAAAATGACAAAAATAGAAAAGTTCCAAAAATCAATTGAGGGTGTTAAGTTCACTCCAGCTCAAAAAAAGATTGTTGATTTAATCCTTAAAGGATATGAAATCAAAGTTGTTAACAAACACCGAATGAATGGTGGTGAAATGATGTGGAAATCTCCATATTCAGATTATTTAGAACACGCTGGTAAAGTTTACAAAGCATTCTTCAACGTTTTCTACCAAATCAAAAAACAAAAAGGAATCGAAGTTCCTACTAACCTATTTTGTAGTTAAGATATGAGTTACGATAAATATCAATCATGGGAGTGGGTTAATATTCAAAAAGAAATGGAAGAGGATGAAAATTCACCTTCTATAATGGATGATTTTAAAAAATAAGATATGAGTAGTTTAGATAATATGTTTGGGGGAAACCCAGTAGAAAAAATTAACACAATTTTAGATGAAATGTTAGTGTTCGCTAAAACCGCAGGTAAGGTTACTGATTGTGGAGTTTGTAAAAACACAAAAGTACATTTAGGAAAAGAATGTACGGTTTGTTTGGATAACTCAAAATAAATTCGTATATTTACATATGGTTAAATTTCTAAGTAGTGGTAATATCACAATGGATAAGGTATATATTCACCCAATATGGGAGAGTATATCTGTGCACCCACATAATGATGGGTTATCTATGTTGTATATATACGATATAACCAACGATACAGAGGTTCTAATCAACTTAAAAAATATTGACAACCATACAACCACATTAGATAAGTTTACGTTTAATTTCAAAGAATCATATATATACGATAACAAATCGTTCTTAAACATTCTTCAGATACCAAACTCATATGATGCGAGTTTAGTAAAATATTTACAATCGAATTCCCCACTAGAATCTAATCTAACACCAACACATCTTTTTTATCATCGTAGATTCAATACTCTCAAAGGTGTTAATAATCTTATTCCTACATCAAAACACATAGAATCAATAAGAGATGTGAAAGATGAATTCCTACAGTATTACGATTTGGGTGGGGAAATCTTCGATTGTGTGAAGAAATTTGAAAATTTCTATATAAAGCCATTACACTTAGTGGAACGAAATGGGATACATACTACAAATGGGTTAGAGTGGACTCAGTATCATCCATTCACAACAACATCTCGTCCTTCAAACAATTACGGTGGTGTAAATTATGCTGCACTTAATAAAGATGATGGTAGTAGGGATAGATTTATTAGTAGGTTCGATGGGGGTAAATTGGTACAATTCGATTACGATGCTTATCACCCACGTATTATTGGTAAGATGGTAGGTGAACCAATTCCATTGGATGTGAGTGGACACCAAACCTTAGCAGATATGTATGGAGTATCTTATGGAGATTCAAAAGGAATAACATTCCGACAATTATATGGTGGAGTACAAGAGGAATATCTACATATTCCTTTATTCTCAAAAGTTTCACACAAAATTGATAAAATGTGGATGGAATTTAATCGTAGGGGTTGGGTTGAAACTCCATTGGGTAGAAAACTATCAAAATCTAACCTTAGAGATATGAATGCTAACAAATTATTCAACTATATGTTACAAGCTACCGAAACAGAGTTAAATATGAAGATATTAAGTAAATTAGTTGGGTTTTTGGAAGATAAACAATCAAAAATAGTTTTATATACTTATGATTCATACTTATTAGATATACATCCAACTGAAAATAAACTTTTAAAAGATTTTCAGATACTTATAGAAGGGAATGGTTTTCCTACAAAGGTAGAAATCGGAGATAGTTATTCAGAGATGAAATCTATCGATTTAGAAATAAACGGAACAATATGAAAGAATTTCTTAACGAATTAGCCAGGTTATGGTGGGTAGAGGTTGGAACAGACCTTACAAATCCGTTATCGGAGCAATCCATTGATGGTTTACGAAAAATATTAAAAGAAGAATACAATTTCGATGATGAGGTAATAGAATACATCATTGAATCAGCAGTTAAAACTCCTACTAATTTTCATTTAGGTGGTGATAGAACATCAGGTATCGTAGTAGGTACAAATGATACGGCAGTATCTGCACATCTACATAGTGATGATGATGAAGAAGAAGATTTAGTAGACGAAAACGAAGAGGAAGAAAACGATGAAGAAAAAGATTCAACAGATAAAGAAAGACCTGATAGTGGGGGTGATAAAGAAAAAGTTATCAAAAATCTCAAAAAAGGTGCTCTCACTGCTCTCGAAAAAGACAAGTTAAAAAAAGAAGATGTTTACGTTAAGAATAAGAAATCAGGTTCGGTTTACACAGTAAAGAAAGCAAATCCACAAAACCATACAACTCCATCAAAAGATGATATTGAGAAGGCTAAAGAGGATGATAAATCAGATAAATCTACTGATGATATCTCAAAAACATCAAAAGAATTAAAAACTGGTGAACCAGGTCAAAAAGATAAATCACTAAAAGATGTGAACACATCTGAATCTAAAGTTTATACAGAATCAGAAACAGGTATATCTGATGATGAATTCAAAGAAAAAGGATTATCTTCCCCATATGAGAATCCTAAAGATGCATTACAAGAATCACAATTAGATGATTATTTTAAAAGTGGTAAGATACCCAAAAAATACCAAAAAGTAATTACTAGATTAATGAATACTAAAAATGGTAAACAAAGTATTACAGAGTATATGAGTGGTGTTGGTGCAGGACAATTACAATCACAAGCTGGTGAAATAATTACAATGGCAAGTATAGGGATGAATGATGATGAGTTTAATGGGTTTATTGATACATTAAATAGTCAAGTTGATAAATATCCTAAAGGTAAAGGTGGGGTTGTAACAAAAGACTGGTTAGAATCGGTAAAAAATGTAAGAGCTGTTACTAATAAAAGGTATGATGAACAATTTGGAAAAGGTAATTGGGAAATTAGTAATTCTGCGTGGGATGTACCAAATGAATTTGAAGCATTAGGTAACGATGATTATAATGCTAATAAAGGATTTTCAAGTGATATGTATGTTAAATTAGAAGTTGAAGGAAAGCCTGTTTTAGATGAAATATCACTTAAAAAAGATACAACCGCAAACATATATAATGGAGTTGTAACTGATATTGATAAATGGTCACCTAATGTCCCACCTCGTGCTGATATTAAACAATATAAAAAAGGTGAAATTGAAAGACCTAAAAAATATTTTGAAAATACTAAAACTTTAGATTACAAAAAAAATAATCTACTTAATAAAAATGTATTAAAAGATAAAAACTTAAAAAATAGTTTAGCTGCATTAGGTGTTGTATCAGGTGATGCAAAAAAAGGATATAAAATAGAACCTAAAGCAGAAAAGATTTTAAATAAATTATCATCGATGGATGTACCACCACCAATAGATGCAAAGAGATTTAAAGAAGTAATGGGTACAGGTGCAGCAGATAGATTTAAAAAATATAGTCTTATGCACGCGGCTGTTACAAGAGCTAATGAAATAGCAAGTGGTACTGAGGGTAAAACACAATCAAGTGAATTCTTAAATAATCATTTAGGTTATGAAAAGGGTGATGATGGTAAATATCCAGAAGGTTCAATTAAAAGATACCAAAACGATACGATACAATTTTTAGTTGAAGATGAAGATGCAAAAGAGGGATGTTTAAATGCCTTAGCAGAAAAACTACCAATGAAATCTTTACTAGAGGGTGAAGAAAAGATGGCTATAGGTGGGTTATCCGCAGACCCAAAAACTTTAGAAAATATATTTGGTATTAATAACTATAAAGATTTTAAAGCAGGTTTAACTATGAAAGAGGATGAGAATGGTGATAACTATCTCGTCTATGAATCTAAAGAACCCGCTAAAAGTGTTAGAATAGCAGAAGTTAAGTGTAGACAAAAAGGACAGGGTTACGCATCAAGTGTTGGTTTAGAATTTCAAATAGCTACAGATTTTGGTAAAGAGTTGTATGATGCAAATAAGGAATTATATCCACCTGAACCTGAAATTTCTTCTAAAGAACGAAGAAAATTAGGTGTTTGATAAATACGGAGAGAATGAGTGAGAACGCAACTATTATGTACTTTTACAACAGAATCTTCGTTTGAGGATTTATTAACTAAGATATTCGATGGACACGAACTATTCAGTAGAAAAATATTCATATTGAAATTAGAACCATCTAAAGAATTGGTGATTAGTTATAATATAGTACCAAATAAAGAACATAGATTCTTACCTAATACCATTATGGTACATAGAAAGAAAGAATCGAACACAATATATACAATCAATGCATTAAACAGATTGATTAGTGATTTAAATAGTGGAGTAGTTGATAAATCATATCAGGTAAATTGGAATGATTATCGTAATTCAGTAATCTTAACAGATGGTGAAGGATATAAGATTTTAAATACAAAATTGTTCCGAATAGTTGATGTTAAGTAAAAAATTTTAATATTTATAGTATATGAAAGAATGTAATTGTACCGAATGTATTTGTGAATCAAAAGTAGAGTGTAGCTCATCTTGTGGTTCGAACAATCAATGTGATTGTTGTAAATAAATTTGGTAGTTTAAAATATTTTTTGTATATTAGTACCATATCAACACATGGGATTAAATAGTGGTGTTGAAATAAAAAGTGAAATATAACTTGGAAGTTTGAAAAAACTTTCGTATATTTGTTAAATAAATAATTAATAATAACTAAAAAAAGGTAAATTATGGCAATTGACTTAAATGCAATCCGAAACCGTTTGGACAGTCTACAAACGAAAACTACAAAGACTGACAACCTATGGAAACCAAAACCTGGTAAACAACAAGTAAGAATAGTACCTTACGTTCACAATCCATCAAATCCATTTATCGAATTATTTTTCCACTACAATTTTGGTGGTAAGAATATTCTATCACCTCAAACACATGGTGAGGCAGACCCATTAGTGGAGTTCGCTGACCAATTGAAATCGACTGGTGATAGAAACGATTGGAATCTTTCAAAACAACTTACTCCGAAAATGAGAACTTATGTTCCTGTTATCGTTAGAGGTGAAGAATCTGAAGGAATCAAATTTTGGGGATTTGGTAAAACTGTGTATCAAGAACTACTTGCTTTCTTCGCAGACCCAGATTATGGTGATTTAACAGACCCGACTAGTGGTAGAGATATTACTGTTGAGTTTAAAACCGCTAAAGAGTTAGGTAAGAACTATCCTGAAACTTATATCAGAGTTAAACCAAACCAAACTCCAATTACAGAAGATAAAAACGTTTTAGAATCTGTAAAAGACCAAATTGAATTACCAGGTATGTTTAAGAAATATACTTATGATGATATGAAAGGTTTATTGGAAACTTGGATGGAAACTGGTCAAGTAGGGGATGATTCTAAAGAAGAAGAATCTACACCAACTCAAAACAATACTCAATCAACTCCACAACCACAGGCAGTTGCGAGTAATTCAACAAATTCAGATGTAAAAGATGCATTTGAAGATTTATTCAATAATTAAAATAAGTTATAAATGGCTAAAACAAATCGAGATGAATTATCATCGATTTTAGCAGATAACCTTAATAAAAAGTTCAAAGGACAATCCAAAGTAGCTTACTTCCTAGATGGCTCCGAACAGACACCCACCGATTTAACAGAGTGGGTGTCGACTGGAGACGATATGTTAGATTTAGCTATATCGAATCGACCAAATGGTGGATTTCCTGTCGGAAGGATTGTTGAGGTTACGGGACTAGAAGCGAGTGGTAAATCTCTGTTAGCAGCACATACATTAGCAAATACCCAAAAGAAGGGTGGAATGGCAGTGTATATCGATACAGAGAACGCAATCAATCAAGAATTCTTAGAAGCATTAGGTGTTGATACCAAAAAGTTACTTTATGTACCTTTAGAAGCGGTAGAAGATATCTTTGATGCTATGGATTCAATTATCGAATCAATTAGAAAAACTAATAAAGATAGATTGGTAACTATAGTAGTAGATTCCGTTGCGGCGGCCACTACTAAAGTAGAAATGTCAGCTGATTATGACCAGGCGGGTTATGCTACTCAAAAAGCAATCATTATCTCAAAGGCAATGAGAAAGATTACAAATCTTATTGGTAGAGAGAGAATATTGGTTGTATTTACAAATCAACTTAGAGTTAGATTAGGAGTATCCTTTGGAGACCCTTACACTACATCAGGTGGGAAAGCATTAGGTTTTCACGCTAGTTGTAGATTAAGAATGAAACAAATGGGTAAACTTAATTCTAAAGTAGGTGGTGTTGACCAAACTGTTGGTATTAAAACCAGAGTACAGGTTATAAAGAACAGAATGGGCCCACCATTAAGAGCAGTTGATTTTGAAATCTATTTTGATAGAGGTATTGATAGATATGGTTCGTGGTTGAATACTATGAAAACGTATAAATTAATACAGATAGCTGGAGCTTGGTATACTTGGGTTGATGAATCAACTGGAGAAGAAATCAAATTTCAAGCAAAAGGGTTTACAAAACTCTTAGAAGAAAGACCAGAGGTAAAGGAACAAATGTATAAACAAATCTGTGATGCATATATCTTAGGATATAAAGAAGCAACGGAAAACGCAAATACAGATACAACACAATTGAATGATACGCACGAAATCTAATTACAAAGAAATGTTTAATAACTTATCAGAAACACCTACAAAGGATGTTAATGATAAAGTAATGATTGTAGATGGATTGAATTTGTTCATCAGGTGTTTTGGAGCAGTTCCAACTCTGAATGATGATGGAGAGCATGTCGGTGGGGTAACAGGTTGTCTGTTATCTCTCGGCGCTCTTATTCGTAAGAACAAACCAACTAGAGTGTTGGTAGTTTTTGATGGTAAGGGTGGTTCTCATCGTAGAAAGAAGATGTATAAAGGGTACAAAGAAGGTAGAACAGGATTAACTAAAGTTAATAGATTGGTTGGTTACGAAGATTTAGAGGACCAGGCAGAATCTATGAAACGTAACTTTAACACTTTAATCAAATACTTAGAGTTCTTACCTGTTGATTTGTGTTATATTGATTACATCGAAGCAGATGATATTATGGCATACGCTGCCAGACATATATTTAAAAAAGAAGTTATGATAATTTCCTCTGATAAGGATTTCTTACAATTAGTGGATGATAGAATTTCAGTATATCTACCAACTAAAAAGAAACTTATGCACAAAGAGGATGTAAAAGAGTTATATGGAGTTCCATCAAAGAATTTAGTATATTATAGAATTTTTGATGGTGATAAATCCGATAATATTCCTGGCGTAAAAGGAATCGGGCCTAAAACACTAATAAATAAATTAGATTTCCTTCAATCAGATGGATTAACATTAGATACCTTATTCGAAAGGGTATCTCAATTGGATGATGAGAAACTGAAAAACAAAATATTGGAACATACCGATACTTTGAAATTAAACTATGATTTAATGCAGTTATCAGAACCAATAATGGGTTCATCGATTACATCAAATGTACGAAATATCATTGATTCACCAATCAACGGATTAAATTCTTTTGGATTCAAAAAAGAGTTTATGGTTGATAAACTATATACTGCATTTAAGAATGTAGAAACGTGGTTAGTAAACTCTTGGGGTGATTTGGATAAATATTCAAAACAAACTAGAAAATAATTTGGTAGTTACAATAATAAATCGTATATTGGTACAATATGGATAAATTCGGAAACAAATTTGGTACATCATTTCAGATAAAGATACTTTCATCTCTATTATCAGATAGGATATTCTTACAACAGATGTATGATATTCTTAAACCTGAGATGTTTGATTCAGAGGCAAATGAATGGATAGTAACAAAAACATTATCTCACTTTGATGTGTTTTCACAACTACCAACTTTAGATGTGTTTAAAAACGAAGTAGATAAGGTTGAGAGAGATGTTCTCAAACAATCTATAGTAGATAACCTAAAACAAGTTTGGAATGGTTTAGAATCAGACGATTTAGAGTATGTTAAAGAACAATCTTTAGAATTCTGTAAGAATCAAACCTTTAAGAATGCAATATTAGAATCTGTAGATTTATTAAGTGATGGTAAATTCGATGTAATTAAATCGAAGATTGATGATGCAATGAAAGCTGGACAAGATACTGATGTTGGACATGAGTATAAAGAAAACATCATTGAAAGATATGAATCTACTGTTAGAAATGTAGTTTCTTGTGGTTGGGATGCAATTGATGAATTAGTAGATGGTGGTTTTGGTAAAGGTGAATTGATTATGTTCGCTGCTCCTCCTGGTATTGGTAAATCTTGGGCATTGGTGAATGTTGGTATGGCAGCTGCTAAAGCTGGTAAGACTGTAGTTCATTATACATTAGAATTAAATGAGGGATATGTAGGACAGAGATACGATTCAGTATTAACTGGTATCGCAGTTCCTAATCTTAAATTTAATTTAGATGATGTTAGAAAGCAAGTTGAAGGTTTGAGTGGTAATATTGTTGTAAAACATTGGCCCACTAAATCTGCAGGATTAAACACAATGAGAGCATCATTAGATAAACTTAAACTACAAGGAAAATCACCTGATTTGATTATCGTAGATTACGCTGATTTATTAAAGGGTAATAGTAGAAAAGAAAGACACGAAGAGTTAGAAGAGATTGTTGAGGGATTGAGAGGTATTGCAGGTGAATATGAAGTTCCATTATTTACAGCATCTCAGATAAATCGTAGTGGAGCAAATGATGATGTTATTACTGGTACTTCTATAGCTGGTTCATTCTCAAAACTGATGACTGCAGATTTTGTAGTATCACTTAGTAGGAAGATTGAGGATAAATTAGCAGGTACAGGTAGGTGGCACGTAATAAAAAATAGATTTGGACCAGATGGGATGACTCTACCATCAAAAGCCAATATGAGTAATGGTAGAATCAATATTTACAATGATGATTCCATTGATGGTAAAAAAACCCAAAGTGATATGAATAAAGGGGGTGAGTTAGTGAGAAAGAATTTGTTACAAAAATATAATGAAATGAATAAAGATATTGATTTTTAATCCATATATATTATAACCCACAACAATACAAATAATAAAAAAATTACAAAGATATGAAACAACTATTTACAGAAAGAGTCCCATTTAAACCATTTGAGTACCCACAATATTATACCGAAGGTTGGTTAAAACAAGCTCAAGCATTTTGGTTACATACAGAAATACCAATGCAGGGTGATTTAAAAGATTGGAATGAGAATCTTGATGAATCTGAAAAACATTTAGTTGGAAATATCCTTTTAGGATTTGCACAAACAGAATGTGCAGTATCCGATTATTGGACAACAATGGTAACCAAATGGTTTCCTAAACATGAAATCAAACAAATGGCGATGATGTTTGGTTCACAAGAAACAATACACGCTACAGCTTACTCATATCTAAACGAATCATTAGGTTTAGAAGATTTTGAAGCTTTCCTACACGAACCTGCAATTGCACAAAAATTTGATTTTCTAACATCTACTACTGCTGAATGGACACATACGGATTTACAAACAAATCCTATAGCACGAAAAGAAGTAGCTAGGTCATTAGCAATATTCTCGGCATTTGCAGAAGGTGTATCTCTATATAGTAGTTTTGCGGTTCTATATTCTTTTCAGATGAGAAATCTTCTGAAGGGAATAGGACAGCAAATGAAATGGAGTGTAAGAGATGAATCTCTACATTCTAAAATGGGATGTGAACTATTCAGAGAAATGTGTAATGAATATCCAGAACTTCATAATGAAGTTAAAGATGATGTACATCAGGCAGCAAAATATATGGTAGAAATGGAACATAAATTCATTGATATGATATTTGAGCAGGGTGATTTAGAAAATCTAAAATCAGATAATCTAAAAGAATTTATCTCTAAAAGAGGTAATGAGAAATTAAAAGAATTAGGTTACGAACCTACATTTGAATTTGATGATACTAAAGCATCTAATTTAGACTGGTTCTATCATTTAACTGGTGGAACAACACATACAGATTTCTTCGCAGTAAGACCTACTGATTATAGTAAGGCAAACGAAGGTGAAGATTTCAACGATATTTGGTAAAATAATAATAAAAAAATAAGTTATGAAGAATTTTGATGAATTGATTACAAACGTAATCGGATGGGCAGATGATAAAGGTATCTTAGTAGAAGATAACGCCCCCAAACAGATGTTAAAGGTTGTGGAAGAAGTGGGTGAAACTGCAGGAGCTCTCCTTAAAGATGATAGAGTAGAATTAGTAGATGGAATCGGAGATTCTTTCGTTACACTAATCATACTATCAATGCAGTTAGGATTACACCCATCAGAGTGTTTAGAAGCTGCGTGGAACGAAATAAAAGATAGAAAAGGGAAAACACAAAATGGAGTGTTTATAAAAGAATGAAAAATTACGGAGCTGAATTTGATTGGGAAATAGACGTAGATTTTCCATCTTGGGCAAACACAGAAATCTACGTTAAGACAATATCAAAGGGGTATCTATTGGAAGGTGAAAAACCTAAAGATGCTTATTGGAGAGTAGCAACAACAGCTGCTCGAAGATTAGGTAAACCTCAAATGGCAACAAAGTTCTTCGATTATATATGGAAGGGTTGGTTGAATCTCGCAACGCCAGTATTATCAAATACTGGTACTGATAGAGGATTACCAATCAGTTGTTTCGGAATCGATGTAGCTGATTCAATCCAAGATATAGGTACTAAGAATTTAGAAATGATGTTACTCGCCAAACATGGTGGTGGAGTAGGTGTTGGTATTAATATGATTCGACCAGCTGGTTCTAACATTACACAAAATGGAACATCCGATGGTGTTGTACCATTCGCTAAGATTTACGATTCTACTATTCTTGCAACCAATCAAGGAAGTGTAAGAAGAGGAGCTGCATCAGTTAACCTCAACATCGAACATGATGATTTTGATGAGTGGATTGAAATTAGAGAACCTAAAGGTGATGTAAACAGACAATGTTTGAATTTACATCAATGTGTGGTTGTTGGTGATAAATTTATGAGAAGGTTAGATGAAGGTGATAACGAAGCTCGTAGAAGATGGGGTAAAGTACTTCAAAAGAGAAAAGCTACTGGTGAACCATATGTAATGTATAAGGGTAATGTTAATAAACAGAATCCTGAACAATACAAAAATAATGGATTGAAAGTTCATATGACTAACATCTGTTCTGAGATTACTTTACATACAGATGAAAATCATTCATTCGTATGTTGTTTATCTTCATTGAATCTATCAAAGTATGATGAGTGGAAACATACAGATTTAGTTTATACGGCAACTTGGTTCTTAGATGGTATTCTATCAGAGTTCTTACAAAGAGCTAAGAATATGAGAGGATTCGAAAACGCAGTACGTTCGGCGGAAAAAGGTAGAGCATTAGGATTAGGTGTATTAGGATGGCATACTTATTTACAACAAAAAGGTATTCCGTTTGATTCACTTCCAGCTCAGTTCGAAACTAGAAAGATATTCTCTCAACTAAAAATTGAATCTGAAAGAGCAAGTAGAGATATGGCATCTGAATTAGGTGAACCATTGTGGTGTAAAGATAGTGGTATGAGAAATACTCACCTAAGAGCAGTTGCACCAACTGTATCCAACTCTAAGTTGGCAGGTAACGTTTCACCAGGTATTGAACCTTGGGCGGCAAACGTATTTACGGAACAAACTGCAAAAGGTACTTTCATTAGAAAAAATAGAGAATTAGAAAAAGCATTAAGAAAAGTGGGTATCAATAATAAAGATACTTGGGATAAGATTATGGCAGATGGTGGTTCTGTACAAGATATCAAAGAATTAGATACTTGGGTTTATTGTGATGGAAAATTAACTCAATTAGATAGTGATATAGATACTACCAAATGTGATAGGGTCAAAGATGTGTTTAAAACATTCAAAGAGATTAATCAATTAGAGTTGGTTAGACAGGCTGGTGTTAGACAACAATACATCGACCAATCAGTTTCATTGAACTTAGCATTCCCTTCAGAGGCAACTCCGAAGTGGATGAATACAGTTCATTTGGAGGCTTGGAAACAAGGTGTAAAAACTTTGTATTATACAAGAACCGAATCGGTTCTAAGAGGTGATATTGCAGCACAAGCGATGGACCCGGATTGTATAAGTTGTGATGGGTAATTTAAATTAAATAAAGGAAAGAAAATGAAGTATTTGTATTTTTCAGCAGCGTGGTGTGGGCCTTGTAAGACCTTATCACCAATTATGAATGAAGTATCAGCTCAAATTTCAGTAGAAAAGATTGATGTTGATTTAGATTATGAAAAAGCACAACAATATGGTGTTAGGAATATACCAACAGTTGTGTTAATAGATGGAGTTACTGAAGTTAAAAGATTTGTGGGAGTACAACAGAAACAGATTTATCTAAATGAAGTTAGATAAAATTTGGCTAATTCAAAAAAAAGTTGTATATTAGTAAAATAAATAGTTATGTATGTGTGGTATATTAGGTGGTAATATCTTTGAAGATATTGGCGAAGTAGAAAATGGATT